CCACGAACTCAATTAAACTCTAACAACTCAGCGGCGATGAGACTTACATCTGGGTGACAAAACCCAGTTCAGTCTTGCATAAGTTGATCTGGTAAAGGAAACCTTTCTAAAGCTTCATCTAAATCTTCTAAAATTTCTAAGGCAGGCATGCCAAGATAGTTATAATGTCCAGCACCAACAAATAAAGTATCTAAGTATAATACAGCTTTATGGTCATAATCATTAGGGCCTTTTCCATCAGGGTATAAGACAGAAGAATAAATTTCACCATTAACATAAAAAGTGGCATCGATAGATTGCCAAGATAAGACAGTCCAAAGAGTGTCAATGGTGAAGTTACGAGCAACCTCTTCTTCATCAAGGTCCTCGAAAAGCATTTCACAAGCAAATTGGGTATATTCATCAGAGACGCCAACACCAAATATGGTGTAGAAAATGCCTGAGACACACTTAGCTCCACAAAGGAGCCCAGTACCAGGAACATCAATCCTAGTATAAGCATCTGGAACATCAAGCTCCAGCTCTGGTGGTGTGGTAAGAGGTACAACAGGACTAGCCGGTAAAGGCGAAGTTGCCAAGATTGGAGTCAAAATGATGGGTGAAGGAGGATTCTGAGCGTCAAGCTCAGGATCAAACTCAAACTCCAAGTCATCAATAACCTTAAGCTCAGCTTCAGGATCTTCAACTTCATCCTTTTCAAAAGGAATGTTCCCATAAGGACCGTACTTCTCAACAAGGTCTTGTCTTCTCTTCCTCAAGAAAGCATCCTCCTCTTCATCAGAAGAGGAACTTGATTTTGACATAAACCAATATCCTAATAAGGACATGCATCTATTCCAAGACCAAGCAGGAACAGAATCCCAAATCTTCAAAGTAGCTTTGAGGCCTTTGGGAGCCTGTTCCTTGATGTCATCAGGGAAGAATGGGAAGGCAAAAGAAGTTGCAGGGGCACAGCCACGAATATAATCTACAATATTGTATTCAATCTCATCCATAATATAACATTGGTGAGTTTGACCCTTAAAAGTTAATTCAACAAAGGGTTGGTTGAGATCGAAAACAATAGAGACACCAGAAGTAGTGCGGCCAGTTCTACCAGCTCTCTGCTTCAATAAACCAGGTGAAAGATAAAAATACACAAGTCTACCAGATTCAACAAAGGCTTCTAAATCCCAAATGGATTGGGTGGACTCGCCACCATAATGCAAACCAGTCTCTTCTAAATCAACATCAGATAATACAGTCATAGATATATTCAAAGACAAAACAAAAGAGACATCAGGTATAGTCAAGCCTGCATCAGCAACAGATGTGGCGATAAAAACACTAGCAGTTTCATCTACAATAGAGTTCTTAGAAGTTAAAATACAAGTTCTATTAAGGACAGAAGTAGCAATTTTGTAAGCATGTTTTCTAGTGTCAACAAAGATTAAAACCTTCTCAGAAGGCAACCGATCATTGACAAACATTGTAGCTTCACGCATATACTCTTCAATAGTTTTGACAGTTCGCTTGACATGAGAAATAACATGTTGATTAACAGCGACAATGTCAACAATAGGCAATGGTATAATGTCTAAAGGGGTGGCAGTTTGCATAATAATTCTATGATTAGATTGTAACAAATACCGACGTACAACAATATAATGTGGTTCTTCAATATGCGCCTCATCTAAAATAACAATAGAACCAACTGACCTCAAAGCCTCTGAAGAGAGATAGGACTGAACGGTACAATAAATAATCCGATCACCTGGATCTGGTTTGTAACCCTCAGTCGCAATACCAATTCCAGAATAAAGACTTTTCATGTAAGTTCCAATACTGATTGCAAGCAAACGTCGTGGCACAATAACAATGACACGACGTTTGCTCCAAACAGCAATGGAATTTACCATGCGGGTCGACTTACCAACACCTGTTGGAGCTGAAAATTGAAAAGAAAACTCTGGAGAAATAGAAAGACGTGTTACAGCAGCCTGTAAAGGCTGCAAATCTAGACTACCAGCAGGCAAAAACATTCTTTGGAGAACTGAAAAACCATATGCAAAAAGCCAAGCTGGGGAAGGAATCTCAAAATACAAGGGCTTCAAAACATCCGGCAATGAAATATAAGACAACATATATAATACAAAAGTCTCAAGAATATGAAGGTCCAAATCTATCACAGTCGTTACAACTTGACCGGTAGCAACCCAAATAAGGTTGATAACAGTCAAATCAAGCCATCTAATAAAATCAAAGAAAGAAGCGCGTCTATTCTTAGAATAACCACGAAGCATTAGTGTATACAAATAATGACGTACAAGCAACGTGGTATAATTATCATCAGTCAAATGTAAAGAAGGATTACGAAGAAAAGCGTAAGAAGTCCGAGCTAAAAGAAGTCTAGTAGGAGCATATTCCTTAATATTATTAGACAGAGCAACTAGAGTGACTGGCCAAGAAATACGATTATGTAATTTTTCTTGGATCCAGTCAGCCCAGCGAAGGTTTTGATAACGAGGAGAAATAAGAGTAGGGAAATCAGATAACCAACGTACAAAAACACCAAATTCATCAGGTTGAACCCAAATGTTCAAACGCAACTTAGAATCAACCTCATCGGATGGCTCTTTTTCAAAAGCATTCTCTGTATAAGGGAATGGGTCTGAAGAATACCATTTACGAAGAACTTGATTATAAGTTGGGAACTTTTCAATAGAAGAAGCTTTACCACCAGCTTTCAGATTTGCGGCAACAGCCCGAGAATGAGCTGCTGCAGCAACAGATGAAAGCTTGAGGTAAATAGCAGGGTGATGTGCACAAAGGTAAGCATAAGAGATTAAAGCAGAATAAGCCTTAATGGGATGTAACGCTTTAGACTTAGGGTTTTCACCCTTAATCTTACCTAAGAGACGATCAGGGTCATGACAAGTAGCAAAATTAAGACCAGTTATCCCAGCCTTAGCTAACTCAGAAGCAACAACACCAACAACAGGCAAGGGTTTCTTAGCCAAAAAGGAAAACTTGGCATGAGCCCAATCAACAACACCGTCAGGCAACTTGAATGCATTAGGACCATAAGGCAACCAAGATTGTCCAGGAGCTTCATCTCTCATGATAGTCCCAATACGACTCATAGCTTCAATAGCAGCTTCAGGTGACCAGCCAAAGACTTCATCATATGAAAGAACATGGTCATCTCCAAAGTTGGCTAGAACATTAAAGTTTTGAAACTCTCTAGCACGTTGGCCAGTGACATACTTCCAAGCAAACAGATAATTCACCAACAACATTAGTGAATTATCTATTGACGTGGAAGAATGGCCAGTGGTCAAGCCAGAGTGTTTACTAAAAACAGCACCAAACTCTTTATGCCCTAAAGGCATCTCAACAAGCTGTTGGTAGGCAATGTCAACAATCTCACAAATCCTTGAATAGTCACGATGTCCATCGAAACCACGTTTGCGAAGTTGAGCAACAATACGTGCCATAGCAGGTATCTGAGTAGAGTCAAAAGCTGTCATATCACCAGCCCAAACCTTGGAATGTCCAAGTAATGAAGTCCAAAGCCGATCAAAATTGCGACCATTAGAAGGCATTCCAACCTTAGAGGGAGTGCCCCAAACATCATAACGATGATTAGGCTCATAGTTGAAGATAGTGGTCAAAACATAATGAGCGAAGGGAGAACCAATAATAGACCGAACAGACCTAGAAAGGGCTTTCTTTGCTTTAAGGTTTTCCATCTTCGTTGAAATGTTGGCAATCATTTGAATGGTTGTGGAATGTTTAAACATCCAATTCCACAATTCAAGGAAACGCTCACGGCCACCAATTTGTTTGATGGCATCACGACGGCGGAGCTGACGGACTTTGCCAGAAACTTGTTTGGTAAAACCAAAGCCAAGATTATAAGCTTTGACCCAGTTATCAAAAATTTTTGAAAACGGGGTCAACTGCGAATTCTTGAATTGGGATTTAACCAAGTTCCAAGCAGAGTCCACCAGCTCATCATCTTCATCGATGTTGCTTTCAATGGGGTTATAGAGGTAGCGTGCAGTGCTTTGCAGCACCTCTTTAACACCAGTGAAACCAGATGAATGTTTATAACCTTCAATGTCGTTCCTGAAATTTGCAGGCAACCACCCAAAGGTTGAAAGAGGGAATTTTGGGAATCCAAAAGAGAAATCAGTGCATGTTAAGAGCCAATTCCTCCAAGAACCCCATTCAGCAAGATATTGGCTGTTTTCAACACCAATTGAGTCTATAAACGACTGTGTAACCGGGAAACCAGAATCCATTAAAAGAGAATAGTTTGAACGAAGAGATTCAAGAGAAGGAGGTGCATGTGCTGCTTGAATAAACTCAGGCAACCTAATGCCATCTAAAAACTCAATAGTTTTGAGCACAGACCGTCTAGTTAAATTTACAGAAATAGTAATAAACAGAGTGGTTAAAGGTCGAGGAGGGCCTTTCTTTGTCTCTATTGGGTCAGAAGGTTCTTCACCAAGAGTGCCAAGGAAAGGTTCACCTGAAGCGCCAATACAAAAGATCCTGAATAATCTTCTAAGAACAACCCAGACTGATTTGATAGATTGTTCAAAATTAAGGAAAAAGTATACAAGGGCGGAATAAAACATTAAGAAAACCTCATCTGGTATTAAGAAAGGTAATAAGGCAAACATTAAGCTTCTTAACAACATAGAAGGAATTTTGAAGATTGGCTTCAAAATCTTGTTGGTAACTCTTCTACAACAAAAGTAGACAGAGTACACCAACAAGAGCACGAAGACAAACTTCAAAATGGCATTGCCACGGGATTGTAAAGCCTCATAAACAATAGCCAACTCTTCAGAATCAAACAACTCTGGAGAATTCCTAAGCGTAAAAACTTTTTGCTTACCTTTAAAAACATAACGTACTCTAATTTCCTCAGCTCTACGGATGAATTGAGTATTTAGAGTCGCATTGATGAACCAAATCTTATATTCATCATTGAGACTCCAAATAAAAGAAAAGTTGAAACCGAACCAACCTGCCAAGACTTTGACATATCCATACCCTTCTTTGAAAATATTAGCATTCGAGAAGAAAGGCAAAACGAAAAATGTCAAAAATGTCATTGCAGGGAAGAAGATGCCAAAAATAATAGGTACTAAAAAGAAGCCAAGGTAATAACAGATAAAAATAATTACAGACAAAAATACTTTTTCAGGAAGAAAATGAATTGCATATTTGTCAACTTCAGTCCCTCCCAAAGTGTCAAAAACAATGCCAAAAATAATTGATGGCGCCCAAAGGAAAAATTTGAAAGACCTATACATTTGTGTAGCAATAGCCATCACAACCCAAGGATAATTAAGCAAATATTTCCAACAAGTAAAATAAGTTCTACGAGCACGTCCAAAATAGCCTCGAATAACATAAGTGGAAGGATCAATGCCATTTGAAATCTTAATGACATCAATCAAAGAAGTTAGAGCAGCCAAATTAAATAATGCCAAAACACAAACAAAAACAATGGTAGACGAAAAGAATGTGTACAGGTCAAAATACAAAAAGGTAGGCAATATTAATTGTACAATCACAAAATTACCAATAATTCCAACAACTGCCCAAGCCATAAAAACGCCAACTTTAAAGTTAGCCTTAAAATCTGTTGAAACACCAATGTAATCCAACAAAGGGTTGACAACAGCATCATAGAATTGTACAAAGATGAAAGGAGAAGAAAGCCAAACAAACCAATCATCTAACCAAGCCACGTCATTCCAACCAAGCCACCCACAAAAAGCGAGGACTAAGGTCGAACCAATCATAGGCATGGCAGACCGTCCAACAACTGAACGTGAATAGAAAACAAAAATATTAAAGGAAACAATAGCACATAAAGGAGACCAAAATAGACCTGCAATGTGAAAAGGTACCAGACCAAGGCCTATAATAGAAGAAAGTGGTGATGAAAAGAACATAAAAGGAAAATTGACCGGACCAGGGTCACTTTTTCCCATCGCTGAAGCCCTATCAAAAGACCCAGTGACAGTAAAATGTAAGTTCTGAATGAGGTCCGAAGGACGAGGGCCCCATCCAGAAAACTTATACAATGGACGCAACTCCATTGTCAAAGAAGGGCCCTTAGCCTCTTCAATGGGGTTTGGCACAAAAGCCACAAAAGAGGTTGTAACCCTCTTAGTGCTTTTGGCCTTCCATTGATTGGGAAGGGCAAAGGTTGGGACCTCATTTGCAAGAGGTCTTGAATCCAACCAGGTGAAGTCAATAGGCTTCACAGAAGAAAGCTTTATAGCTTTCTTTTTCTTTTTATTGCGCATGATAGGCTCATGCTGGGCCGAGAGCTGTGAAATGGGAACAGAACTATTACCAAGACTCAAGTTGTTCTCAAAAAGATACCAAGAGCGCTGTAACGCTCCAAGTGATTTTAAAGAAAACATTTTTAGAGAAAACTGCCACTACGTAGGCACGGGAATCCTAAAGACACCACGGGAAAAAGATAACCTTGGAAGAAATCAAATACTAGAAACAACAAAGGACTTTATCCTAAGGACCAAATCACACCTTTTACAGATGATCGCTATCCTTTCGGTGAACCTAAGAGTTACTAGACCGTTTCAACAGTCAAGAGAAACCTAAAATAATATTGTGTTTTTCAGGCACAATATGGTTTTCGAATTAACAAAAA